GGAAAAGATAACGTAGCCATTATCTTCTGGCTTAAGAACCGTGGAGGTGGGTCATGGGTTGATAAGCAGGAGGTGCAGTCAACTATAGAGCAGAGACACGTCATAGACCTTACAAGGATACCAGATGACCAACTTGAATCAATTGAAGCATCATTTAGCAGGATTAACCCTGGAGCAAGTGAGAGCGGAGAAGTACCGCAGATCATTGAGGGAGTTCACGAAGGCTAGTTGGCCTAGTATCGAGCCAGCCCAGCCATTCATAAACAACTGGCACATTGACGCAATCTCTGACCACCTCCAGGCAGTTGTTGAGGGTGACATCAAGAGATTAATCATTAATGTACCGCCAAGACACATGAAGTCTATCTCAGTTGCCGTGGCACTGCCAGCTTGGACTTGGGCAAAGCAACCAGACAAGAAATTCCTTTACGCCTCCTACGCAAGCTCCCTGTCGATCAGGGATAGCGTTAAATGTCGCAGGTTGCTCGACAGTAAGTGGTATCAGGATCACTTTGCTGATGCCTTTGACCTAACGTCAGATCAAAACCAAAAGCAACGCTTTGAGAATAATAAGAGTGGTGCTAGGATTGCCACGTCAGTTGACGGTGCTTTGACCGGGGAAGGTGGCGATATAATTATTATTGATGACCCACATAACGTCAGGGAAAGTGAATCTTCGCTTGTCAGGCAAGGTGTACTGGACTGGTGGGACCAGGCCATGCAAACTCGACTGAACGACCCCAAGACTGGTGCATTTATTATAATTATGCAGCGTGTACACGAAAATGACTTGACAGGCCATATTTTAGCTAACGAGCTGGGTGATGAGTACGACCACCTCATGTTGCCAGCTAGATATGAAGTTGGGCATCCTACGCCAATGAGGTCATCTCTAGGCTTTACAGATCCACGTATAATTGAGGGTGACCTCCTGTGGCCTGACCGTGTCGATGAGAAAACACTAAGTAACTTAGAGAGGTCACTTGGCAGCTACGCAAGTGCTGGTCAGCTCCAGCAGAGACCTGCACCAAAGGGTGGCGGTATTCTAAAGGCGTCTTGGTGGGTTCCCTGGGAAAATAAAGACTTACCAAACAATATTGAGTATGTGCTGCAATCGTGGGACACTGCATTTAGCACAAAAGAATCCGCTGACTATTCAGCTCGGACAACGTGGGGTGTATTTAAACACGAGGGATTAATGAGCTTGATTGTCTTGGAGATGTGGTACGACAGGGTCAGCTACCCTGACTTAAGACGTATTGCCCAGGAGGCTTACGAGGATTGGGAACCTGACGCAGTTCTGATAGAGAAGAAGGCTTCAGGCCAATCCCTGCTGCAAGACTTGCGTATGGCTGGCATACCAGTTCTTGAATATTCCCCTGATCGAGATAAGCAAGCCAGAGCGCACGCAAGTTCCGCATTGCTAGAAGATGGCAGAATATTCTTTCCTTCAGATAGAAAGTGGGCTAAGGATTTAATAGATATATGTGCAGCCTTCCCAGCAGGTGGTAATAACGATATTGTTGACACATGCACACAGGCTTGGTTAAGGTTGAGAAAAGGTTGGTTTGTAACGCACTCCAACGATTACGAAGACGACGAATACCCAGAGCAAAGAAGGATGACAATGTATGGCTAGGTCACCAACGGTTCCTACAGAATTAGCACCATTCGCAGAGGGAACGCCCCTCGATGATTTACAAGTCGAGGACATTGGGAATGACGAAGTTCTTATTGGCGACCCAGACCTTGATATAACCGCAGAGAAAGATAGTGAGTTTGATTCAAACTTAGCTGAGGTTATTGAGGATAATGAATTGGCTCGAAAGGGTCAGACACTTATTTCATATTACGAGAACGACAGAGAGTCTCGATCTGAGTGGGAAGAGCGTTACAAGAATGGCTTAAAGACGTTAGATCCTGACGGTGGTATGGATGAATCAGAAGATGAACGTGCGGTGCGCGGTTTATCTACAGTTGTACATCCAATGATAGCGGAAGCTGCAACCCAGTTTAATGCCAAGGCAATTGTCGAGCTATACCCAAGTGGCGGTCCTGTTAAGACGGTTATTGTTGGTGATCCCAATGAGGAACTTGAGGAACAGGCACGTCGTGTTCGGGAATTTATGAATTACCAGATTACGCAAGAGATGCCAGAATACTTCCCTGACTTAGATCAGATGTTATTTCAGTTGCCACTGGTTGGTCAGACTTTCAAGAAAGTTTGGTGGGATACAAATATGGACAGGCAATGTTCCCAGTTTGTCAAGGCAGAAGATTTCATTGTCGCCCCAGAGAGTAAAGATTTATATACCTCACCTCGATACACGCAAGTTATTAGAATGCCGAAGAACGACTACAATCGGTACGTCCAATCTGGCTATTACCTAGCTGCTGAGTATCAGGGAGGAGATCCCGATCCATCAGGCGATATAATTGGTGAGATCGAGGGCGTAGATCAGTTTGGCGATGACGCTCAAGATAAGATGATGACATTGCTTGAGATGCACGTCTACGATACCTTTGATGGCGTGAATGATAATGATGAGGACGAGGACAGCGACACAGTTGTCGGATTGCCTTACGTTGTCACGATTGACTATGACAGCAATGAAATTGTTAGCATAAGACGTAACTGGCGTGAAGATGACGAGCGTAAACTTAGACGTGACTGGTTTGTGTCTTACAAGTTTCTACCTGGCCTTGGTTTTTATGGCTTTGGTTTATTCCACTTAATCGGTGGACTGGGCAAGGCAGCTACTGGATCGCTTCGGGCATTACTAGATTCAGCGGCCTTTTCAAATATGCAGGGCGGTTTTAAATTACGAGGTCGAGTTTCAGGCGGTGAGGTTCAAGTTAACCCTGGGGAATTTGTTGATTTAGATGCGACGGTTGACGACGTTAATAAAGCTATTATGCCGTTGCCATTTAAGGAGCCTAGCCAGTCACTGTTTAACTTGCTTGGCTTTATAGTTCAGGCTGGACAGAGATTTGCCAGCACAGCAGATTTAAATGTTGGGGATGTAAGCCCTAATGCACCTGTGGGTACGACAGTAGCCCTTATTGAGCAAGGCTCTAAGGCTTTCTCCGCTATCCACAAGAGACTGCATTACGCGCAGGGGCAGGAGTTTAAGCTGCTCGCTGATCTCAATGCCGAGAACCTGCCCGAGTCGTTTACATTTGCGCTATCGGGAAGTAGCGAGGAAGTCTTTGCAGCGGACTTCGACGGTCGAATCGACGTTATTCCTGTAAGCGACCCCAACATCTTTTCCACATCACAGCGTATTGCACAGGCTCAGGCTATTTTGGAAATGGCGAAGGCCGCTCCACAGCTCCACGATATGTACGCAGCGTTTAAGAGGATGTACGAGGCGATACGGATACCTAACATTGATGAGATACTGAAGAAACCTGAAGAGGCTATTATGCTTGACCCGATTGACGAGAATATGAGCGTCATGTACGGCAAGCCAATTCGAGCCTTTGTTGAGCAAGACCACGACTCGCACATTGCGGTTCACATGCAATTCATGCAAGATCCGACGTTGGCTGGCAACCCAGCGGCTCAACAGACAATGGGGCCAGTGTTGCTTGCACATATTGCAGAGCATATTGCGTTACTTTACAGAATCCGCATGGAGGAAAGTGTGGGCGTTCAGTTGCCAGTATTGCCAGACTTTAGGAAACCAGACTTTAAGTTTGAGGATATGAACCCTGAGATGGATCGATTGATTAGCCAGAGAGCGGCTCAAGTTGTACAGGAGGCTCCACAAATGCAGCCAATCCCTGCAATTCAACAGGCAATGCAACAGCAACAGGGTCAGCAAGGCAATCCGCTACAGTACGCACAGCAATTAGCGCAACTTGAGACTGAGGCACTGAAGGCCAGAACGCAGTCACAAATTGAGTCAGATCAGGCGAAGGCTCAATCTTCAATTCAGATCAAGCAAGCTGAGGCACAGCAAGACATGCAAATCGAGCAAATGAAGGCACAGCAAGATTTACAGGCTAAAATACAGAAGCTGGAGGCTGATTTACAACTTGAACGTGAGAAGAATGCCTCTAAGATACAATTAGAACGTGAGAAGAACCAAGCAGAGATCCAGATGGAGGCTGTTAAGAATGTCACCGAATGATATTTTAGATTCAATCAGGCCAATTAATCCATCTGCATTTGGGATGACACGAGAGCAAGCTATGATGATGCAACAGCAGCAAGGTCAAGGTGGAATGCCACCTCCACCACAGGGTGGAATGCCACCACAAGGTGGTCAACCGCCACAAGGTGGTCAACCGCCAGGTGGCTTAGACATGAATGCGTATTTAGCGCAGAAAGTTGACGATATTAAGAAGAGAATGGGTCAGGGCGACATGGGTGCGTTGAGTAGCGTAACCGCAGCAATGCCTAAACCTACACAGGCACAAGGAGCGTAATATGCCAGCAGGATATGGAGTAGGTGGATATAGCACTGGTACAGGTACAAGTGCTGGTGGTATCGCAAGCCCAGAGGGCGTTGATAATGAAAGCATTGGCGGTGGTGGAGTAGGTCCAGGAGAAGGACCATCAAATGGTGGCAATGTTTTTAGCAAAATAGGTAATGCTGTTAAAGGTATGGTGCTTGGAAAAGGCAAGACATATAATATGGCGATGAACCCAAATAAAGTTAGCTACACTCAAAACTTTTTGCAAGGAAATCTACCTAAAGGCTACACAGTTAGTGAGTCAGGAAATACAGTTTACGCCCCAACAACCCCAACCGCTAAGGAATTTGCTGAAAACCAATTTACTGGTATTGATCCTAATGTGGCATTTCGCGGTGCAGTTGCTGGTATTGACCCAGTAACAGGCATGATGTGGAGTGGTGGAACTAAAGGTGGCGCATTAGATCAATACACTAAATCAATGATGACACCGCAACGTGTAGAGCAAAATAGAAGCAGGACAGCAAAATACGCTGACAGAAGTAATAAGATGAGAGGCCAATTAAGAGGAAGTGGAGTTGTGCCAAGGACAGGTAAAGAAGGCGCATTTGGATTTCTTGATTTAGACAAGGATGGCGGTATATTTACGTCAACAAATCCGTATGGAACTGTGTATGGCATGAGCAACAAAGCTATTTATGACCCAAGTTTACCTGAAGCCTATCGAGGTATTCCAGGCACTTACGCTGCTAAGAGTGGCGAACCTCAAAAGACATCAGAAGACCGAATGCTTGCCAATCAAATTGCAAGTTACGTTATGCCTGGAGCTGGTATTGTCAGGGGTGTGAATTACCTAAAAGGCAAACTTGCGCCAAAGACTGATAATTCTAGTTTAAGTGATCTTTCGATTACTGAACTTATTGAAAAGGCAAAAAGCCAGATAGCACCCTATGGTGATTTTGAAATTAACAATAGTACAGTAAGCGAAGCAGAACCAACTTTTAACTACAATACAAAACAAGTCACAACAATAAAGCCAGATGACTTAGCGACTTCTAGTAACTTTGCAAATTTCATAGATAAAGATCCGTACGGCAATCCTATTTATTCTAATAATCCAATCGTTGGTTATCAGGCAGATGGTAGAACACCAATTTATGCAGATGACCCCAATGCAAATCAAGTTCCATATATGAATGTGTACCCATGAATTACAAAGGCAACGATAAGTACGGAGCATTACCCCGACGCACAATGATTGCAAACCAGCCACATATGTTGGCATATATTAATCCCCAAGAGGAAATGTTACTCCGTCAATTAGGTGGCACTGGGCAAGCTGGACCTATGGGTGTTCCTGCGTACCCTCCAGGTGATGGCGGTTTTTCACCAGATGGCGGTGGTGGTTATGGCGGTGGCGGTGGCTTT